GATGTGTTGATATTCATTAAGGCACAAAAACTAAAGCTAATATAAATCTAACATGGCTAACATAGGCTAATATAAAGGAAAACTACAATGGCTACACTAGCAGAAATCCGTGCAAAACTGCTTGCACAAGAAAACAAAGCAGAAACTAATTCAAATCAATCACGCGGCTCAGATGCACTATACCCGTTCTGGAATATGGACAACGATAGTACAGCGACAATCCGCTTTCTCCCAGACTCATCAGCAGACAACGTATTCTTTTGGCGTGAACGTCAAGTGATTAAGATGCCATTTGCAGGTGTTGTAGGTGGTGAGCAAAAGCCAATTCAAGTACAAGTTCCTTGCATTGAAATGTGGGGCGACACATGTCCTATTCATGCAGAAATTCGTCCATGGTTTAAAGATCCATCTATGGAAGACCTAGCACGTAAGTACTGGAAGAAGCGTTCTTACATCTTCCAAGGTTTTGTAGTACAAGACCCGATGAATGAAGCAACGCCAGAGAACCCGATCCGTCGCTTCGTGATTGGTCCACAAATCTTTAAGTTGTTGAAATCAGCATTGATGGATCCAGATATGGAAAATCTTCCAACTGATTACGATGCGGGGACAGACTTCCGTTTGACAAAAACACAAAAAGGTCAGTACGCAGATTATTCTACATCTAACTGGGCTCGTAAAGAGCGTTCTCTGAATGAAGAAGAGCGTTCAGCAATCGAAGCCCATGGTCTTTCAGACTTGAATGATTTCATGCCAAAGCGTCCTACACAAGACGAAGTGAATGTTATCATGGAGATGTTCGAAGCATCTGTTGATGGTGAACTATATGATCCAATGCGTTGGGGCAACTTCTTCAAGCCATATGGTTTGGATGTACCAGAAGGTGCAGAGCCTAACAATTCATCAAGTTCATCAGCATCAAAAGCAGCACCTGCTCCTCGTCCAACTCCAGTTGCGGCGGCGCCAGCTCCAGTAGCGGCACCAGTGGATGACATCCCATTCAAGTCGAATGAGGAAGTAGCTGCAGAAGCAGTTGCAGTTGCAGCTCCAGCGGCAACAGCGGATAGCGGTGCAGGCAAAGATGCATCAGATATTCTTGCAATGATCCGTTCACGTAAATCAGACTAATTTTAACTAGTCAACTTGGGAGGGCGTTACCGTCCTCCCCTTTTTCACATAATTTAATGGAGTTAGACTATGGCAAAAGCATTTGATGCGTCAAAGTTTCGTAAAAGTATTACAAAAGCAGTCCCAGGAATGTCTGTGGGCTTTCGTGATCCAGACACATGGATCTCAACAGGTAACTACTGTCTAAACAAGTTAATCTCAAATGACTTCTATAAAGGTATTCCACTTGGTAAAGTGACAGTACTTGCGGGCGAGTCTGGTGCAGGTAAATCATATATTGCATCTGGTAACATTATTAAGAATGCACAGGATCAGGGTATCTTTGTGGTTCTAATCGATAGTGAGAACGCACTAGATGAAAGTTGGTTACACGCACTGAATGTAAGCACAGAAGATGATAAGCTACTGAAATTGAATGTAGCTATGATTGATGATGTTGCTAAGATTATTTCAGACTTTATGACAGACTATCGTAAAGAGTACACAGATACACCTGACGAAGAACGTCCTAAGGTTCTGTTCGTACTTGATAGTTTGGGTATGATGTTGACACCAACAGATGTTAATCAGTTCGAAAAAGGTGAAATGAAAGGCGATATGGGTCGTAAGCCCAAAGCACTATCAGCACTTGTTCGTAACTGTGTAAACATGTTCGGCGACTTCAACGTAGGTATGATTGCAACAAATCACACATACGCATCGCAAGATATGTTTGATCCAGATGATAAAATTTCAGGCGGTCAGGGCTTTATCTATGCATCATCGATTGTTATCGCTATGCGTAAACTAAAACTTAAAACAGATGAAAACGGTGTAAAGACATCTAAAGTGCATGGTATTCGTGCCGCATGTAAAGTCGTTAAGACACGTTATTCAAAACCGTTCGAAAGTGTACAAGTAGAGATTCCATACGAAACAGGTATGTCACCTTACTCGGGTCTACTAGAATTCTTTGAAGCAAAAGGTCTACTAGTCAAGCAAGGTAATCGTCTAAAATATACTACCAAGACTGGTGAAGAAATTCTTGAGTTCCGTAAGAACTGGACTGATGAAAAACTAGACCAAGTTATTGCAGATTGGAATACAGAAGACTTAGATGCAGAAGTAAATGGTCTTGAAGCACTAGAAGTTGATGCTAACGGAGAAATCATCCACGATGAAAACTCTGAACTTAATGAGGTGTAAAGAATGACTAAGTACTACTCAACAAAGACTTATGGTCACAACATTGGACTATCGGCTGTTTTTAGACAGCCGTTAGCACACTCTCATTGTAAGTTCTTGCATGGGTATAGCTTACAGTTTAAGTTTATTTTCGGTTGCGAAGAACTAGATGAACGCAATTGGGTAGTAGACTTCGGC